GACGCCCTACCGCCTCGCGTGCACCGCGACGCCCGCGCCAAACGACTACGGCGAGCTGGGAAATCACGCTGAGTTCCTGGGCGTCATGGATGAGGCCATCATGAAGGCGAGATGGTTTATCAACGATCTCGGGGATATCCTTGCACCGTGGCGGCTCAAGAAGCACGCTGAGAAGGCGTTTTGGCGGTGGGTTGTGTCGTGGGCGCGTTGCATCGGCAAGCCGTCCGACATGGGCGACTACTCTGATGATGGGTACAACCTGCCCCAGCTCATTGAAACCGTGCATCACGTCGATGTGGACCTCACCGGCGGGCGCGAGGATGGGATGCTGTTCCGGGTGCCCGACATGTCCGCAACGGCCATCCACGCCGAGAAGCGGCGGACGTGCGAGGACCGGGCGCGCAAGGTCGCGGCGCTGGTGGCGTCGGAGCCTGACGAGCCGTGGGTGATCTGGTGCGACACGAACTACGACCAGGACGCCGTGACGGCGCTCCTGCCTGGCGCCATCGACGTGCGCGGCAACATGACACCAGAGCAGAAGGCCGCCGGTCTGCTGCGCTTCTCGGATGAAGGCGGGATCGTAGTCACGAAGCCCAAGATCGCCGGGATGGGACTCAACTGGCAACACAGCGCGCGGACTGCCTTTGTCGGAGGGTCATACTCCTACGAGGGGTACTACCAGGCGATCCGGCGCCAATGGCGATTCGGCCAGACGCGAGAGGTTCACGCGCACGTCGTCATGGCGAAGACTGAAACGGCTCTCTGGTACGCAATCCGAAGGAAGGCTGCCGACCACGAACGAATGAAGGAGATGATGTTCCGCATCTCCAAGGATGCCGCGGTGAGCCACAACGCATCCGACCCCTACCGCCCCCACCACTCCGCGCGGATCCCCGCGTGGCTTTACACCCTGGAGACGAAATGACCGACCCGACTATCAAGTGCCTCGATTCCGCCCACGGCCGCGACTGGACCATGTACCGCGGCGATTGCGTCGAGGTCGTTGGCCAGATGCCCGACTGCTCGGTGGACTTCTCTGTCTACTCTCCCCCGTTCGCTGACCTGTTCATCTACAGTGAGAGCGAGCGCGACATGGGCAACAATCCGAGCGATGGCGCATTCGCCGAGCACTACGGCTACCTGCTGGCGCAGATGTTCCGGGTAGTCCGCCCCGGTCGGATCTGCGCCGTCCATGTGTCCGACCTGCCCGCCCGCAAGTCGAAGGAGGGATTCATCGGGATGCGTGACTTCTCGGGAGAGGTCATCCGGGCGCACACCGCGGCGGGGTTCCACTACCACGGCCGATTCACCATTTGGAAGGATCCCGTTCGCGAGATGCAGCGGACCAAGAGCCACGGGCTGCTCTACAAGAACATCAAGGAGGACTCGACGCGCAACCGGATGGGCTTCCCTGACTACATACTGCTGTTCAAGCGTCCGCCCACCACGCCCGCCGAGGACGCGATGGTGGTGCCTGTCACCCACACGCCGCAGACGTTCCCTCTGGACGACTGGCAGCGCATCGCGTCGCCGATCTGGAACACGAACGAGACGGACAACGACCGAAAGCTGGCGGCGCTCGACCATGCGTGGTTCGACATCGACCAGAGCAACACGCTGAACGCCAGAAAGGCGCGAGACAGCCGCGACGAGCGCCACATGTGCCCGCTCCAACTCGACGTGATCGACCGGCTCTGCCTGATGTACTCCAACCCCGGCGAGGTGTGCCTGTCGCCGTTCGGGGGAGTGGGGTCCGAGGGTGTCGGCGCGCTCAAGCGAGGGCTGCGCTACGTCGGCGTCGAGCTGAAAGACAGCTACTTCGCTCACGCAGTGCGGAACCTGAAGGAAGAAGAAGGGATCGACCAGATGTCGATGTTCGGCGGTCGCTGATGGGTGGGCGTGATCTGTGGGCCGGGAGCCCGTACCCCCCGAGACGGTGGCAGGCCGACGCGCTGCCGCAGATTATCGCCGCCATGCGCCGCCGGGAGCGGGTAATCGTGTCGGCCGTCATGGGCGCGGGGAAGAGCATTCTTCAGACGGCGCTCGTCGCCAACGCCCTCGAGGGGAGCGGGCCGCGGGCGATCGTGGTGACGGTGCCCCGTCAAGCGCTGGTGCGCCAGCTCGCGAAGACGATGCGGTCGTGGCTGGGTGAGGATGCCGTCGGGGTGTTCTACGGGCGCAAGAAACAAGCGGAGCGCGCGGTCATCGTCGCGTGCAATGCCAGCCTCCCCCGGCTGCATGAGCAGCTGAAAGAGTGGGGGCGGTCGGTGTCGCTGATGGTGTGCGATGAGGCCCACGGGACGCAGGGCGAGACGCTGCGCACCGTGATCCCCCAGGTGGCGCCGGTCTGTCTGGTGGGCTTCACCGCTACGCCGTTCCGAAGCGCGCCGGCCGAAACGATCGAACTCTTCGACCGGGTGGCGTACCGCTACACGATGGCAGATGCGCAGCGCGATGGCGTGCTGGTTCCGATGCGCCACGAACGGGTCGAGGGCGAACCGGCTGGGACGGTGGATGAGACGTGCCTTGCCATGATGCAGGAACACGCCCGCGGGCCGGGGATCGTGTCGGCCACCTCGATCGCCGATGCCGAGCAGTACGCCGAGTGGCTGACCGCGCGGGACTGGCCGGCGGCGGCGATTCACTCGAAGCACAGCGAGGCCGACCGCGTGGCGCGCCTCGAAGGACTGCGGGCGGGGCGGTATCGGGCGCTTGTGCATGTCTCTCTACTCGCCGAGGGGGTGGATCTGCCCTGGCTGCGGTGGCTGTGTCTGCGGCGGAACGTGAGCGCGCGGGTGAGGTTCTTGCAGGAGGTCGGGCGCGTGCTGCGCATCGACCCGACGCCGGACCTGACGCACGGGCCGAAGACGGAGGGCGTGGTGCTCGATCCTCACCTGCTGCTGGGCCGGCATGGGCTGGTCACGATCGAGGCCATCGGGCAAGCGCTTGAAGACGCCGCCGAGGCTGAAGCGGAGGACGGGCCACGCAAGCGCGGGCGCCGGGAGCCGACCGAGGCCGAAGCCGTGGCCCTCGACGTGCTGCTCCACTACCTGGAGCGCGTGCGGGCCGACCTGCGATGCGCCGGGGTGGTCGAGGATTCGGACGTGTCGGGCGGTGGCTGGCGGCTGGCGGATGCCTCCGAGAAGCAGGTGCAGGCCATCAAGCGGGCCAAGAAGCTGACGCGCCACGTTCCCAAGGAGCACCGCGAACCGCTCAAGACGCTGGCCTCGGTGCCCTATGCGCTGACGAAGGGACAGGCGGCCGACCTGCTCGACGTGCTCTATGGTGGGGCGCGATGGGCGCGGCCGATCATGGCGCGGACGAAGAAGTACCCGAACCAAGTGCAGTGGGACGCCGGCGCGGTGAGCGTGCCGGCCCCGGAGCATGACACCGCGCTTGCGGCTGGTCGAGGTGGGCGCAAGGCTGCGCCGAAGGGGGAGGCATGAGCGCCGGGGCTGTCGCGCGATACCGGAGCCGGGAGCCGGCCGACTGTCTCGCCGGGTTCATCCTCGAAGCCGTGCGCGCGGCTGAGGCGGGCGAGGACGTAGCTGCCGTGCTGGCGCGGGCGCATGAGTCCGCCGGACTGATGGCGCACGACGGGCGGGCGGCCGTGGTGCTTGAGCACATTGCCACGCCCGAATGGGTGGGCGCGTGCGGTGAGCTCGCCGAGCATTACCTGGCAGAGAAGGCCGAGGCGCTGGCCGACGAGGACCGCGACCCTGTGCGCGGCGCCGTCAAGCGAAGGACGATCGCCGCCGCATTCGTGCGCGGGGCCATCGGCTCCGAGATCGCAGCGGTGCGAGATCTGGACTGGCCGAAGCTGGCCGCCCGGCTGATGGAGCCGACCCGATGGGAGGGCGAGAAGGTGCGGGCGCCGGCGTGGCTGCCCGTGAGGATGGCCGACGGGGCGCCGATGGTCCGCAAGGACGTACACGTCGCGGGCGTGTCGTGCATCGTGCTCGACCTGGACGAAGGGGCGCAGCTGCACACCCTCGGGGCGGCTGTTCGCGCGCTGGGCTTCGAGGCGGTGATGCACACGACATGGAGCCACACGCCCGAACACCACAAGGCGCGGGTCGTCTTCCCGCTGGCCGAGGACTGCCCGCGGTCTGAATGGCTTGAGGTCTGGCGGTGTGCGGAGCGGTGGGCGGCGACATGGGGCGCGGTCATTGACCCGGCCTGCAAGAATCCGAGCCGGCTTTACTTCCTGCCGGCGCTGCCCGGTGGCGAGGAGTGGGAGATCGCCCGAATCAACTTCCGGGCCTATCGGTTCTGTGGGCGCCTCCTGCCGTGGCGCTGGCTGCAGGCGACCCACCAGCCGCCGAAGCCGGTAGCGGCGCCTGTAGCCCCACCAGCGGCCCCGGAATGGACCGGAACGGACGCACGCAAGCTCGACACGCTCGAGCGACGGGCGCGGGGCTACGCTCGCAAGGCGGTCGAGGGCATGTGCACCGACCTGGTGGCCGGGGGCGAGGGCGGGCGGAACAATGCCTGTTTCCTGGGAGGCCGCCGGCTGTGCGGCTTCGTGCGGGCGGGCGCATTCAATGAGGGCGAGGGAGTCAGCATGTTGCTGGCTGCCGCAATCACCGCCGGGCTAACAGAGAAGGAAGCCCGGACGGCAATCACAAGAGGTCTGGTGGCAGGCCAAGGAGACGAGCTATGGGTCTACTCGACCACGTTGTAGACATGACGCAGAGCACCGGCGCGCGTGAGCGTGCCCAGCAGATCGACGCCGTGCGCGCCGAGCTGACGCACCCGCGGGATGCTCACACCACCGACGACAGCGGCCGGCGCGTCTGGACGAAGCCGCCGCACCCGACGGCGAGCAACGTGCGGGATGCGCTGCGCCTCGATCCCGCCATCCGGTCGCGGCTGCGGCTCAATGAGTTCAGCGGCGCGATCGAGTGGGAGGGCCGGCTGCTCGAAGACGCCGACATCACCGAGCTGCGGCTGGCGCTGGCGGACACGTACAAGCTCAAGGCGTCGGTGGCGCTCATGCATGAGATGATCGTCTACGTGGCTCGGCAGCTCAAGGTCCACCCGGTTCGGGAGT